ATCGTCTCTATCGTCTCTATCGTCTCTATCGTCTCTATCGTCTCTATCGTCTCTATCGTCTATAGTTTGTGTAGTAGAGTTTATTAAGGTCTTGGGAATGTTATAATTACAGCATATATTTAATAGCGAGTTATTAGAATACGTCTGGGGCAATATTGTTCCATCAAGCAACTCTTGCGATTGTTTAGAATTAAAGTTCATTACATAATTTCTAGTAACTCTAGTAACTTTATATATATAGATAGAATAGAGGTTATGATGCCAAACGCCACTAAAGAGATAGACTATGGAGGACAGTATCCATATAGTGAGTTACCATTAAGCACTGATACTATAAATAACAATAAAAAGTACAGGTCATTCTTTATTGTTTTTGAAGGATTTGAAAAGAAATACAAGTTTATAAAGATAAACAATCCTGACCTTTACAAGGATACTACAGAAGGATGGGAATCGCGTAATATTTGGACTCCAGATATCTTTTTGAAAAGAGTACTCTTTATCTTATATCTAGAGATTTGGGCTAACATGTCTGGATTACAAGAGGATATCAGGGAACAGATTAAAGCAAAGGATAAGATTAGTACCCATAGATATAACTATATTCTATCACAGTACGATATGATAAATATTGAAAACTATATAGAATTAAAGATAGTTCTTAAGAAATTACTAGACAAGAAGATAAAGAGGGTTTATATTGTCTATAGAAAGGGGGTTGTATTACATGCTGGTGAAATCATAAGGAAGACTCTAAAGAAAAGAGGATTCACAGAGTGGGTAATAGGTAATGATAAGAATACAGATATCAATGTGTTAGCGACCAAGTTCTTTTCTTTAAACAAAATGAAGAGGTTAAGAGCCGAAGGAGTAGAGCATATTAAAAGATTTAAAGCAAAATACGCCAAGCAATTAGCAACTGAAAAAAAGGAAATAAAGAAGGCGCCTTTAATACTATAGTAATATGGGAGGGAAACGATATATGAAATTGTAGTAGTTTACGGGCTTCGCTAGTTATAAACGATAGAGGATACTCCAGAAGCATTATTATAGCGAATCTCTGCGGTCTCATCAACTGAATCTTGGATAACATCAATATGCGAGAGAATAACAATTGTATTAAAATAATGTAAGAGGCTTTTAAGAAACGTAGGGACGACAGAGAGATTGTTCTTATCAAAATTGATGAACCCCTCGTCTATAAAGAGCTGTCCGCAAAGTATATCATAATTATTGAAATATAAGGACATGCGGAGAGCCAGAGATATAGCGAAGCGCTGAAATCCCGACGCTTGCGATACGGATATATATTGTTTGTCGCATTCACTGGATATATTCACATTGTGGATTAACCAGTTGATATGGACTGTATCATTAGATATCTCGGCATTATAATTTAATTTAAAAGGTTTTGTATTGGTATGGCATAGGGTTTTAATAATTTTATTAGCCTTTTCTACGAGTTTATTAAGTATCAAGTTATCATACAGCTCTTTTCTAAAAGATTGAAAGTTTATTAGGATGGTGTCAAGGACGTCAATGATATTCGCGATATCGCTGTCAATCGCAAACAGCGCATTATAATTGCTTTTATTTTCGTTGTTATAGGCATTTATTGTAGAATACTCAACCATCCTATCATTCATCTGCTTGGCATTCATAGTAATCGCTTCAATTAACCTACCAAGTTCCATCTTGCGTTTAATAAGCGGTTTCAATTTCTCGTTATTTTGGTATCCATTATATAGGTCTGTGACCTCTATCACCTTCTTCAGCCTATAGTAATGGTACGAATCTATGATTTTCTTGTTCCTCTCATACTGCTCCCAATCATCGTAGCTTCTTTTAAGCTCCCTATATTTAGCAATACGTGGTTTAATAATCTCATTTAAATGGATACTTTTTTCCAAATCTTCTATATACATCTTTGTCTCATTATAGCTACTTTCCCATACCTTGTAGGTATCACTCAAGTGTATGTTATTGTGTTCTTCAAACAACATAAACGACTTGTAGATAAAGTATTCCATATACATAGTAATCTTTTGGAGTTCTTCGGCATTGCTAGTAAGCCCTTCTTGTAAATCTTTTTTAGTCCTTATAATAATATTCAAATCATTAGTAAGTTTGTCATAGGCTTCCTTATACTTGTAGTAACAAAGCCAGTCATTTAGCAAATTGTAAGTTGCTTTTGTCGTCGTGTTTTCTTCTAGACGTTCCTTAACAATAGCGTAGTCGTCTGCGGAGTAATCAACATCATGTCTAGCTATTTTCAAGGTATTTACAATCATACTGACCTCTTTAATACGACACACCCAGGGTCTATTACAGCATATACAACACTCGGGATTATATTTATACTCTTCATTTGTAGATAATACATTGAGCTCCTTGTTATAATTATCAATATCAATATCTAGTTTAGTAATCTCTTGTATTTTTTGATGATATTGATTCATAAGGAGTTCATCTTCGGCAATTTGGGAATCTATAGAGTCAATAACATTATTATATTTTTGTATATCCTTCGTTACTGTCGTGACACTTCCAGGCGTTATAGCAACGCTAGGGATATTTACGGTTGTTAATTTTTGCTGTTTAGAAAACAGGATATTAAACTCCTTCTCCAAAGACACAATCTTATTTTTAATATCACACATACCGTCTTCTAACACTCTTTTAGTGCGAAGAGCATTAGTATAACCGCCTATAGTTATCGGGACATAGTCGCTAATAGACGCCTTTAATTGTTTTAACAGTTTAGGACTAATGACAGGTGGTTTAGTATTTGCGCTTATGAACTCATTGAACGTATCAGTATCACCAAATATCTTTAAAATTATAGAGGTCAACTTATCAATATCTCTCGCATTGCTATCTTTGCTATCTTTGCTATGATGTTGATACTCTCTTGAAATCTTATTAGGTTTATTAGAAACCAGGTCTTGTAATATAACCTTATTTTTAACTAAATCATCTTTTTGATTTACCAGCGATTCAGTAATACACAAGGAATCGGGGATATCTATATAGTCACCTAGCTCCTTCTCTTCAGTATGAAGGTAAGACTCGTCACACGGTTTATTAATACAAGATAGCGCTTTGAAGTTGTCTTCCAGTTCTTGCGAATACAGTTTAGAAGACCTTCTCATATCTCTTAATTTATCCTTATTGTTATCCTTATTGTTATCCATTATAGAGTATAAATATCTGTAATGTCTAATCTCTTCTTTGTATTTTTCATATACTTCTTCGTCTACGATGGGACTCTCGGTATTATCGGGATTCTCTAAAATATCATTAATAAGAGCAGTATAATCAGTATCACAAATATCTAGATAGCTTGGGTTATTGATATCAACATTTATAGAGTTATACTCTTTCAATAGCACAGCCTTCTCAATATTTGAAGCAGATAACTCTTCGGCAAGTCGGGATATAACTTCACTATTAATATCGTTATTTTTCCCATTAAATAGCAACTTTTCATAGACCTCTTTTTTGCTTTGAATCACCTTACGAAAGTCCTTGTATTTGTTAATAGTGGTCTTAAACAGATTAAAGAGATTATAAATAAACTGGATATTATGGGATTTGTCAAGCGTCGCTAGCGTATCCTTGTAATTTAACCCAAGTATATCATTATCAATGCTCTGTGTAATCATAGATGTAGAAAGGAACGTATTGATATCCCCAAACAAAGCTTTGACCTCCATATTACAAGCCGAATCTTTCTTCAATACTAGCAACTCTGGAGTACAAGAGAGTTCGCTAAACTTATACAAGACAGATGACTTCGTAGTTATTTTAAAACTGGCCTTCTTTTTAGAGAACTCTCTTTTAATGCGATAGGTTATATCACCTACCTCTATATCAACAATGGTATATCCAGCTTTCTTGTTATGATTAATGAATCCAGCAGAGTAAGTATCAAACTTATTGTTGGTAGCCCATATTGCCAACTGTAAGATATCATAGATTGCTGATTTACCTGTCCCATTAGCACCTTTTATCATAAAGGTTTTAGCATCTAAATCTTTAAAGTTGATAGAGCATTTATTCTCATAGCATAGGAGTCCGCCCCATTCTAAATATTTAATTAGGAAAGATTTTTTAAGAACCTGTGTGTCGTCAGCTTCATTACACAAGGATATTAAAGGTTCCAAATCCCTATTTCGTTTAATACATTCTTGGTGTAAATCTTCGGGATATTTGTGGATATCAAAGAGGAGCGTCTCCTTATCTTTTATTATTTGTAGTAATATCTTATATTTATCGTCCGTTAAGAGCTTCTTAAAATATACAAGAAGATAGTTGGTGTCTAGGGAACATACGGATGCGTCATGTCCTTTGTCGCCTCCTTCGTGTCCTTCATGTCCTTTGTCGCCTCCTTCGTGTCCTTCATGTCCTTTGTCGCTACGTATATTGATGCGCTCTAAAAAGGTTTGAGAGGGGTTATTTATTTTAGAGACAATTTTGAAAGATATATCAAAGGAGCTCAATATGGTGTTAAGAGACTGATAGTTGATGTTTGTAAAAGACTTTATTTCTAATATTTTAGGAAAATAATTGAGATTTGCTTTAATATATGTTTCCAAATGCTCTGTATATTTACCGTTCGTTCTAATAAGAATATTTTGAGTCGCATCTTCTAATATATTGATATACCCAATATTATTATAAACATTTATTTGTTCTATATCATCTATGGTTTTAGTTTTCTTATTCTTCTTACCAAGATTCCAAAGCAGATACCCATGTTCTATAATATCTTCTCCAAAGTTTTGCTGTATAAGACTACCAGAATAACCACATATAGTCTTCTTTTTATACTTGAATACTTGGCGCTTATGGATATCACCAAGAAGGACATAGTCAAACCCTTCGACCCATTCTAGAGGGTAAGGGTTATAGGTTTCTTCCATTGTTTTCCCATTAAAAAGTTTAGCGGATGCGAAAGACCCGTGGAACAGAGCTATCTTATATTTTACGGGTTCTGTTATTAAAGGAAATGGTGGCAAATCTTGAATCCTCCCGCTATTCCTATATATATCTAGAGTTTTATCAATACTTACAAAAGAGAACCCGATGTCATCAATAACAAAGGATGTTGAGTTATTTAATACAAATACATTGGGAATGTCAAAGGTTGAAGAATAAACGAGAGATGGTTTATCAGGGTCACTCTGGTCGTAATCGTGGTTCCCTGAAATGATATACGTGCGTCCTATATTGGATAGGGATTGGATAAACTGGCGATAGATGTAGAGACCATAGTTCCCGATAACATTCTTATTATGAAAGATGTCTCCAGTAATCACTATAATAAAGTCGTCAAATGCTAGGCCTAGCCTGGATATATTAGAATTGATGGAAATGATGGTATTATTAAATACGGCGTTGTACTCTTCGTATCTAGAGTATGTGTTATCGCCATTCCTGATATGTAAATCAGACAAGTGGAATATATGAGTAAGAGGCATAGTTATTATACTTAAGATAATTGAAGAATCAATTTTTATATTGTATTTTTGTTACTATGAGAGTCTGTAACGGGGGAAGAGAGGGTATATATTGGTTATATTAAAGAAAAATAATAGAGTTTAATGATGTAGAAATTATGTGTTACGTGCTTTAGGTTTCGCTTTAGACTTTATATATTCCTTAACATATATAAAGTCCCCTTTACATTTAATATATTCTTTTCTTGACCCTGATAATTTATAAATAGTCCTTTCCTTTCCTAAAATATTCTTTTTAATATCAGTCTTCTTATATGTTTTAGGTTTCCCTCCTATATAATTAGAACCTCCTTGACGGTAACCTTGACGGTAACCTTGACGGTCTTCATTTACCCTTCCTCTTTTCATATCACGATTACCTTTATTACCTTTATTACCTTTATTACCGTTACTACCGTTACTACCGTTACTACCGTTACTTGACACTTTACGTTTTTTATCTTGCGGTGATGTATTCATAAAATATGCTTTAGAATCTACTGTAGCATTAGCTGTAGCAACTGTTGTGGCAATTGGGTTGGCATCTGCTGTAGCATCTGCTTTGGCATCTGCTGTAGCAACTGGATTTGTAACTTTTTTGGCAACTGGATTTGTAACTTTTTTGGCAACTGCTTTGGCGTCTGCTTTGGTAACTGGATTGGAAACTGCTTTGACAACTGCTTTGGCAACTGCTTTGGCATCTGGATTAGAATATGCTTTGGCAACTGGATTAGAAACTGCTTTGGCAGAAGAACTATATACAGCACATTCTTTATCACAGTCTTCATCACAATCTTTAGAGTCATCACAATCATATCCATCAGCAATAAAGATTTTGTCACCAAGCTCATCATTCTCACCCTTTGCTTTTAGTAAGCTTTTATCATTTTTATCATTTTCATCATTTATATCTTTAATTGAAAATTTAGCAAACAAGGCTTCAAGTTCTTCAAGTCCACTTACATCTATAATATCCTTTACTTGTTTCACCTCATTTATTTGAAGCATTTTTGAAACCTCTGTCAGCTTTTTTTTTAATATGTCCCATTTAGAAGCAGATGTCTTTTGTCTTTTTGCTGGACGATTTGATGTTTCTTTTAACGCGTTGATAACATAGTGTTCCGTTTTTTCAACCTTCATAGCACTAATGATACTGCTGTTATCCGTTGCTTCAATCCTTTTATTTAAACTTACAAGCAAAATATCAATTGCCGACTTGTACTCTTGAAGAGTTGTATCACCAGGAGTCTTCCTTTGTTGTAGTAAATTTTTAAACAGGCTTATAAAACGGTAACTCATTAAAAAAGATGGGGACGACAACTCAATTACAGAGTTGTGCTTTGATATCTTTTCTTTTACTTTCTTAATGAACTCTGCGAAGTATATATAATCGTCTATACATGTACTAATACTTTTATCAAATAAATCATTACTCTCTATATTTAACCTTTTCGCAAGAGGCGATTCGGGGGCAGTCTCTTGTAATCCCTTCAACCTTTTAAATAGGGGAAGTAAATCATCTATAGTCATACTAACATTACTTATAACTTTCTGGAGTTGTTCTGTACTGCTTTTTGAAAGAAGCTCAATCTTTGTAAAATAGTTAATCAGTTTTACAGCATCATCACATAACTCATCTATTACATTTTGTTGTATCCATTCTTGAACTAATATGTCATATATTGTTTCTAAATGTTTATTAACAGCTTCTAATTCCAATATATAACAATCACACATATCAAAGCACTCTTCAAAAGCATCTTTAGTAAGACCACAAGGTTTTAAGCCCGTAGCACTCCCGTTCTCTTTTTGTTTGAACTCTTTATACCAACCATTCATTTTGAAAACAACATTTAAATCTTCCAAGATTTGTTTGAAGACCTTTTCATCAATAACGTAAGGATATTTGGCTTTGCTATCTTTGGCTTTGCTATCTTTGACTTTGCTACCTTTGACATCTTTGCTACCTTTGACATCTTTGCTACCAGTTATATTTAATAATAAATCATCATCTTTTAGCATTAGCTTACTTAATTCAGCTAGCTTATCAAGGTGATTCCTCTTACTAACTCTATTTTGATTTAGACTACTTAATGAAAACTTTGATGTGAAGTTGTGAAATTGACGGAAGAATAAAATAGAGTTGTGCCCCTCTTTCGTAGGAATCTTCCCATTCTTCACAGCATATGTTATATCATAATAATATTTGAGTTTATCAACAATCGTTTCTAAAAATGTTTTGAGCTTTGTTACACGAGTAATTGTCTGTAAAGATTTATCAAAGTTATTTTTAGAAGCATTAATGGCATCTCCCGTACCATTGTAAACTAATAATGAATTAATACCTTTCACAATAATATGGAACCTTTTTATAGTATCACCTGTTCCAATAGCCTTTATATCGCTACCATTAAAGTGTTCTCTTTCTACCAAACAATAGCTCTGTTGAAGCGGACTTCCAACATCCCCATAAGGGACAATTACATACTTATTACATATAGTATAAATTGCTAATTTGTTACTATTACGAACATCAGTAATTAAATCTATCATTATTTGCGAATAATATGAAGTGGCACACTTACCAGAGAAGTTTGTAATTTGTTTAAGAGCCTTTATTTCAACTGACGTTAGCTCTTTTTCTACGGCTTCAGTATTATTATTAGCAATTTTGATATTACCATAAGTACTGCTATAAAAGCTTATAGCTGTTTTATTTTTCAACTTTGAAGATTCATCATATAAATAGCAGGGCGTACTTCTAGTCCCTAGCACAAAAGGACATTTAAACAAATGTAATAATTTAAAGAAAAATGTGTCACAAGTCATTAATATATATTTATTTGCGTAATCACCTCCACATAATGTAGGAGAACACGATATGGCTAGTGTAAGTATCATTTGTCCGGAATCACCAAAACACTTTATAGACATAGGTAGTGAAATAAAAAACCTATTTATAAGTTCTTTGGCAACAGTAGGAGTAGCATCACATTTTGTTATATCACCTATTATTTTATTGATGAAATCTTTTGTAAAAAGACCATTAACGCCACCGTTTTTTATAAACTCGCATATCTTTTTAACTGAAAAACCCGAAGAGCCGACATTAATTTGATTACTAGCTATCATCGTGTCATTATTATAAACAAATATATGAACGGCCTCTTTTAATTTTGTTAATTCATCACCAGTTGAGCCTGGAGGTGTAACGCATTTTATAGCTGAAGAGTCTGTTCCTACACCGGGAGAGTACGAAGTGTATTTTAAGTGTTTTTTCACCATTGGAGATGTAGAACCATTACCAAATAAAACTCTATATTTACAAGAATTACCAGACTTATCCTTGTATTCATCTGTAAAGAACTTAAAAAATCCTTGAAAAAATAGGTAGCCGATATTATATATATAAAACTGGAGACCTATATCAATTTTATTACTTACATTATCGCTAACACAAGATGTGTCACAACCTGCCGCATCTATTACTTGTGATATCGTATTTATTTTTCCACCGTTTATAACACTTCCGTTAGATTCCAAATCATCACTAGCTTTTCTTATACTCTTGGCATACTGGGACTGAGGACCCATATCTATAGAATACTTTTCTGGAAGAAGTTCGTCGTCGCCTTTTAATGCTTTTACACTAGACTCATTACTATCTATAATTTCCCTTATCTCCTCTGCCATTTTGGTAATGGAGTTACTTGTAAAGACAACATATTTATCCAAATCGCATCGTTTATCCTGAAAATCGTGCTTTTGGTCTAATCTTATTGCTTTGACTATTTTTATCAAATCAAGGTCACATTCAGCACATATTTTTTCAATTGTCTCATCTTTTACAAGTTCTTCAATTAACTTCATAAAACCTGAAGAACATTCATTACCCTTTAACCTTTTAAATAAACTTGTATTATAATCTCCTATATACCATTTTAGATTTGTTCTAATACTTTCAAGAGCTTTTTTCAAGGCATCTTTATTTTCATCAATATGTATTAAAGCTTTTGTTCCAGACTCAAACTCAATATTTGTCATATAAATCTACTATTATATGGTTATATTAATATTATGATATTCTTATTCATTATAGTTATCATATTATTATTTTGAATAATTAAAGAGGTCGCCGATGTCGTGCTATCAAATATATGGGGGATAATTTAGAACCAACACAATAACGTCAGGTATATACAACTTGGGGATATATGGGATACGTGGTACCATTAGGAACCGTAAGAGTAAATTATGGGAAATATTGTACGAATGATTATGGATGCGAAGGAGTAGAGTAGAATAGAAGGGATTACACATAGGAATCTCTATAACCATAGCAAGTGGTATTAGAGGATGGTAGTAGGGTAATACAAAGGGTAGAATACAACATTTTATCAACCGAGTCTAGGTATAAACGAAGGATACATCTCTTACCATTCTGGAGGGGGTAGCTAGGATATTACTAGAAAATATTTTGAGAAGATATTTTATTAAAGTTAGGAAGTTTTTAGGATTTTTAGAGAAAGTAAAATGGTAAAAGTTTTTTAGAAAAATAAATATTTATTTATAAGATATCTAGGTAGTTATAGGGGATTGACAAAGGATATCCTATTACCATTCCCATAGCAACCTCTATGTAAATGGTAGGGGTACTACATTGTACCTGGAGATTCTAGGTATAAACAAAGGATACTACTCTTACCATACTGGAGGGCTAGCTAGGATATTACTAGAAAATATTTTGAGGAGATATATTATTAAAGTTAGAAAGTTTTAAGGATTTCTAGAGAAAGTAAAATGGTAAAAGTTTTTAGAATAAATAAATATTTATTTATAAGATATCTAGGTAGTTATAGGGGATTGACAAAGGATATCCTATTACCGTTCCCATAGCAACCTCTATGTAAATGGTAGGGGGGGTACTACATTGTACCTGGAGATTCTAGGTATAAACAAAGGATACTACTCTTACCATACTGTAGGGCTAGCTAGGATATTACTAGAAAATATTTTGAGAAGATATTTTATTAAAGTTAGGAAGTTTTAAGGATTTTTAGAGATTGTAAAATGGTAAAAGTTTTTAGAATAAATAAATATTTATTTATAAGATATCTAGATAGTTATAAAATATTTTTCTAGGTAATACAGGGTGATGATACATAAGATACCCTATAACCATAGCAAGTGGTATTAGAGGATGGTACTAGGGATGCTCGTCGCATCTGGCGACTTTTAGGATATACAAGGTAATATCGTGATACCATTGTGGTAATATATTTTGTTATTAAAATATTTTAAAATATATGCTTTGGAGGTACCTAGAAG